AACAACGCCTTTTCTTCTTCATCTGGGGCAACTTCAATAAATATACCAAAGTTGTGTAAATAAAGATTTTTAATATCTTCGAGTGTTGCTACACTATATTTCCCTATTTGCATTGTAAGCTCATCCTTCATGTCTGAGTATTGTAATACATCAGCAAGTCGTAATGATACCGCAGTAGCCATTCTACGTGCAATATCAAGCATACCTTGTAAGATATGTCGTGTAGCTGTATTTGAATTTGCAGCAGCAAGTTTTTGTAAACCTACAAGCGAATTTGGATCGGGATTTGAAGCATCCTTCATTATCCCTGTACATAAACTAAGCAAATTTAGGTTTGCGTCTATTTCATTATTGATAGCTACCAATTTGTTTTGTCCAGAACTTGTCGTTATTTCCTGTATCGGTATTTTGGCGTGGTTGTATTCGCCATCTTGTGTCTGACTTCTGCCTATGACAGAACCAAATTGAAAATACATTCGTAATGCTTCTTCTGGCGTCTGTGCTGCACCTGTACCTAATTCTACTTCATTTACTCCGTCTGCATCTATAAATACGCCATCAGGAATTAAACGAGATAATATCTGTTGCTTTTTAAGAAACCCTAATTGCACTTGGTCGGCAAATGGTATCATTCTTCTTGTAAGCGATTCAATTACGCCTTTGTACATTCTTGGGGCAAAAGCAACATAGTTTGATAACGCCATTTGAGAAGGACTTTCTGGTCGTACCATATTCTCAGCCATTTGCCATTTAAGCAATATGCTTGACCCAAGTACTAATATTCCTTCGTACCATACATCTTTTGGTATGCTTACTTTTTCAAATTTTTCATTTGGCTCAGGATTAAAACTGCTATCTTTTTTTATAACTTTTTCAAATCCATTGTCATTCTTTTTTTTCTTATACGTAAAGCGATGTGTTGTTTTGTAGTTGAAATAAAGTAATGTAACACTATCTTTTTGGAAGATGTCATTTACATAATTACGCATTATTCCGTAGTAATCATAAAAGGCAGAACCATATTGAGTAATTTTTGTCATTTCATCTTCACTAATATCTGGCTTGATTTTATATAACTCCGTTAATGGTGTTCGCTTCACTTCGCCCCAATAAAATGCGTCATTAAAATTACGTTCTTCTACATAAGAATAAACTACGTTTTGTGGGTCTACATAAGATGTTACAATACCATTATTCTGTTGGAACTCATGCTTTGCTATGCCAATACCCAATGTAGTAATATCATACACAACCTTTTTTTGAACTTCTGCGTAATCATTCATGTTAAACACAGTATCAATAGCAACTTCTTCTGCTATCTCAATACCTGGTTTGTAATTAAGTTGCATATACAAGTTCAAGTCCGTTTGGTCATCGGGAACATCTTGTTGTGGTATATCAAATCCATTTACGCCAAAGTCCTTTTCAATATTAATGAGTGCTTCTTTGGCATTCATGTTTGCTTCTACCATGTCCTGAAAAGCGTTTTTCTTTTCAGCACTCATAATGTCTACAGCTTCGGCACGCACTTTATACATTCTTTCCGAAATCCCATTTACTACACGATCAACGAATGAAGGAATAACGGGTACAATAGACCAATCTAAGTTTATGTGTTCAAGGCTACCGTTTATAGCAAAAGAATTTTTGTATTTTGCTATGGGTTGTTCGCCACGTGCATAAAGCCTTAGTTTATGAAAGTTTAACCACTGGTCATAGTATCTACATGAATTTCCACCTGTACGGGAGAACCATTCCCATTCAATTGATTTTCCGATTTTTAAACCGTATTCGGGGGCTGATTTTTCTGCGTCAGGAACAAGTACCGATGGAAAAGATGTATTATTGATAATGACAGCAGGTCTATTGTCCTTCATTTATATATGGGTATGTACTACAAAGATATAATTATTTGCAACAAATAACACTTTTTGTTATATTTTTTAGTTTTTATTGCATTATTTGACTATAACTTCCTGTATTATCATACCTTGATACATTTATTGATATTTTCTTTTTGGTAATCGTAGGTAGGTATAAATTCTTTTTTGTACCCATACAGGCAAGTCCTGATGATATGGACGCATCATATTTTGTACGATTGCTGATATCGAATGCACCCCAATCTTTTAAAGTAGCATTAAATGGCATACTTCCAATTAAGTCGGGTTGACGGTATGTTCCTTCTGTATCATACCCTACATATTGTTCAATGTATGTTTGTATAGCTGATGCGTGCGCTTGTTTAATATCCTCACTATTATTTGGTATTCCGCCTAATTCTATTTCTGTTTGTGACAACTGATGCTTATGCTTGTCAGGACGGTTCATAGAAAAAGGTCTGTACCCGTTGTTTTTTAGGTGGTACAGCAAACGTGGTTTATTATTTTCAATTAGTGCAGGCATACCATAAAAATGTAATGCCATAAGCACATCCTCAAAGAATATCTCTGCAGTATCAGGTCTGGCTATGTATTCTAAGAAAAATTCATTGGTGGGTGCTTCCGTCATGTGAAATCCTGTTTTACCATGCAATGCACCTTTAGAACCACCGCCACCAACTACGCCTGAAATATCGTATGGATCACAACCAAAGCATCCAATATCTGCATTTAATGGGTAATATAATCCATTTCTTTCTTGTACCGCATTTTGCATTTGTGGTGGTGGCATCCAACTTATTAAAAATCTACCTTTAGGGCTTGGCGTCCAAATTACCTTTGAAAATCTCACACCATTATACCAACTAAAATACCCGCGTACTAGATATCCATACTTTTCTAAACCGTCATTGTAGTCAATTTGGCTATATATCTTTTCAAGATTAAAAATAGAACTTTTGCTTTCATCTCTAAAGGCATGAGATATAGTGCGTGAATACTGTCTATAAAATTCATTCAAATCATCCGCATCATTACGCTTCATTGATACTTCATTATTCCACCATTCAATTACTCCCATTGTTTGCCATTCCCCATCTATACCCTTTATAGGTTTTTCGGGCGTAGCGTCCACAATAGGCATTCCGTATTCATCAATAAACCCCTCTAAATTCCATTCGGTTGGTATGTACAAGGCGTATAATCCACTTTTAGTTTGACCATTCTTGCTACGTTCCATAGGGTTGGAATCATAGTACATTTTTTTGTAATTCTCGCCACCTTGCGATAACTTGTTTGATGTAGAACCCATCATACATTTACCGATGATTTTTGAGCCTAAACGTAAGCAGGTTTTACGTACACGCCATGCGTTTAATATATTCCCTTCGATAATTTTACCTGCTTCATCTTCAAGTAAAAATTGTAGTTTCTGTGAATCAAATGAGTTATCCCCTGTACCACGCCACCCTATAATTGTATTTAAGCCATTGTCCACTTCCTCGTCAGAATCATTCATGTTCTTTCGAGTAATTTTTGATGCGGGCAAACTAAATTCAAGTTGTGATTTTGGCTTGTCCATACCAGCTTGCATTGGCTTAAAGAAAAACGGATAGTTCCAAAACATATTTACAACTTTCAACGTAAACAAATCTGACGCATCCTTTGCGGTTTTAGACATAATACCTACGTGTCCGTCTTTAATAGATGTGCCTATGTTGTTACATTCTTCTGCACCCATGAATGAAAATCCTGACCTACGTATTTTAAGATAACATATCCCAAAGCAACGTGAATCTGCCTTGCACGCTTCCCAATACAAATAAAATATACGGTTCGCTTCCCTGAAATCAGGCAACCCAACGTCAATTTTTGACCATTGCAAATACATATAATGACTTCCTGTTATGTACGTAGGTTTGCCATTATTCATAAACCAATACCCTTCTTCTCTACGGTCAAATTCTTTTTCTATGTAGTCTATCCACTTAGATTTAAAGGCGTTGTCCTTTTTGTTCCAATCTGCCATTTTTGATATCTTGGCAAGTTCTTTTGGGTATTCAGCAGCCTTCCATTTATTATTCTTTTTTTCAATATGTGCAGGTTGTCTTGGCAATGCGACATTCACGCCATTAATGCAATACACTTCACCAATAACACCTGTTTTAGAGATGACAACTATATCATGCTTGGCATCATACCCATATTCCCATAATTTGTTTTTATTGCGGTGATTATAGGTCTGCTTGTTGATATCTTCCGTTACAACGGTGTATAGTGGTTGTATTTTATTTAATTCGCTCAATTCAGATTTATAATAAATGTGGGTTTGATATTTATGAAGTTTACATACTGTAAATAATCATTGCTTTCGTGCTTTTCGGTGTAGTCAAGGTATTTAAACCAATCATTAAGGGCAAGGTTGAATCTGTACATATCAAACTTGTGGTTGTCTGATTTTCGCAATACTTTATGCAATTCTGGGTACAGTTCCTCGTTACTCATCTTTTGCTTTTTCGTTCCGCAAATGGGGTTTGGTCTTTAATGTTTTCATCCACCTTTGTATCGTCAAGGTTATTTTCCTCATTTTGTATGCCCTCTAATATCGCTAAGGCATCTTCAAATGCAACACGCTTTGACTGAGCAGCAGTTTTCATTTTTTCAGCACCCAATGGATCGGCACTATTACCGTCAAGGATAGGTTCTTTTAATACTAAAATTAGTTCGTCAACCGCTATTTTAGCAGCTTCGAGTACATTTCTTTTTCTATCCCTGACGGTAGTTTCCATTACTGCTTGTTGCGTTTAGA